GTTTTCTGCGACCCCTAAGATAAAGAATTTTACCGCCCCCCTCCAAAAAATAATAAACTTTATTTTTGTTTATTAAGATTTGTTTGTTTAAACAGTGGGGCGGATGTTTTACTGCTCTGCCTTTCACTCCTTGTGAACTATACATGATCTTTTTAACTTAGTACTGCGGATAGACTCTATTTGTTTTATAGCTTCCGTTATAGTTGGGTTCTCTTTAGCGTACTCTTTCCATATCCCGAAGAAGGCGTGCAACCTGCTTGTTGCAGCTTGGACGTTATAGCAGTACTCGCCTGACACGTCCTTTCGCTCTATTATCCTATAGTGTGTGTTGCTGTGATGTTTGTCAATCATTTTCTTTAGTTTAATAATGTTTATAGATTGTAGTAATGTTCTTATTCGAATAGAGGCTCAACGTGAAGCGTAGATTCATCTACTTTACTCAAGGAGTAATCACGCCACATATCTAGCCACATATCAACTGATGTACCAAAAGCCAAAGACAGTCTTACCGCCATTTCTGGTGAGATACCTGACTTCCCATTTAACAGTTCTGAAACGTGCTTTCGACTGACCCCTAATTTCTTTGCGAAATAGGTGACCGTAACCCCCAGCGGTTCTAAATACATACTTTTTATCAAACCACCAGGGTGAGGAGGATTAAACATCTTCATGGCCCGTACTTTTTTGCTCTGCATTTTATCACAGCTTCTTTAAGCTCATTGAGCGTTTCGACTGTGCTACCAGTTATTTTTAACAGGTGTTCCCTTCTATAGTGTTGAGCTTTAAGTTTATGGAACATCTTAACTGCCCTGTGTGTTCGCTTCTTTAGGTTCATAGCCGTGATAAAGTGTAGTTATATTCTTATTCCCATCCTTATACATGCGATATTCAATCCAAGCATGGCACACACCTATTGAGGTTAGGTCTTTGGCTGCTTCATCTTCTAGCCAATAGTTTATATTGTCTTTATTGTGGTGATATTCCACCGTGTACCTACTTACACCGTTCTGTATATCCTCTCTTATTCTATATCGTGTCATATCTTAATCTGCCCTGTAGTTAAAACCGTAGTCCGTCCATTTTTCGCCATCTACTACGTCTTTGAAGGACTTCACCTTCTTAATCTCCAGATCCCTTGGGCGCTTATTATCAATGTTTGGGAAATCAACACCCCTAAACCCCATGACGAAGTAACTTATATCTCCCTTCTTTGCGACATGCTCTACTTCAAAGCCGTTGCTTGTGCTTGTGTATTGGTCACTCACTACTACTGTGAGTCCGCCAATTATGCCGAACCTGTTTAAATCTATTACTATGTCTCCAACGTACAGTTTCTCCTTACATACATCCACTAAAGGTGTTTCATCCCCTAGTGTACCTCTCCTGCGAAGTCCTGAATGAACGAACTTCGCTGGCTGTTTGTTTCTTTCTTGATACTCCATGTCTTGTGTCTTTTTAAGTTTTTAAATGTTTTCCGTCTAGTACTATTCGTCTTACGTTAAGCCGACCACTGGGGTGTTTTGATACGACCTTGTTGCTTATGAGATGAGGTAGGCTGTTGAAATATTCGTTGTCGTTATTTATGTCTAACACTTCAAACATTACGTTGCCCTCAACTATTCTTGCATCACTGTCCACCTGATGTTTGACTATTTCCCCCTTTATAAAGACTGTCTTGTTGAACTTTCTGTATTTTTTTATCTCTATCATGTCCGATTTATATTTGACCGTTCTCTGGAACTTTTACTCGCGTGGTGTCTAGACCCTATTAACCTTAAGTTATCCACGTGGTCGTAAGTCTCGGGGTTGTACGGCGCATTTCGCGGCCTGGGTCTTATGTGATCCACTGTACCCTGCCTGTCTATGTTCTTGGTACCTCGCACAAGGTAGTGCCTCCTGCCCTTATCCAGACACTCCTGACACAGACCCCTGTCCCTGTCCCACACGTAAGCGACATCGTCTTTCCATTGCTTTGTCTGGTAAAACATGTCCCTCTTAGAATCTCTTGGGTTTTCCTTTTTATCTCTTCTTGTTATGTTCACGGTTTTGCCTATTTTGAATCGTCTATCTCCACTTTTAAAACTGCATCTCTTTTACCCCCCTTTTTCTTCCTAACATTCCCAACTGTACGTTTCGTCGTTATCGTACTCGAGTGCTATATGCTTCTTTTCGTTTCTTCTCATTTTCTCGAAGTCCCCTGGTTCTATTGAGAGGTGTTTCATTACCGACTCAAGAACTCTTGCCCTGCTTACTACATCGTCTTCAATCATTAAGGTCGTAAGTATCACAGTAGCAGTAGTAGTCATCCTGCCCACCCCTATATCAGAGATGTTTATTTCAGTGGAACTTTCTTTCTCCCTCGATACGGGGGTAGTACTTTTCTTTTTCATAGTAGAGCATTTGGTACATGATATTTTTATTGGTGTATCCCAACTCCCAAAAGAATTGGTTTCATTACTTCCGCATTCATCACATCTTAGTAAGGCCATAGTTTTATCGGAGTTTATAGTTGTGTAGTTGAGTATCGAAAAGAAGTAAAATTATTCGGGATCAGTGATCTCACACCAAAAAGCTACATCTGTCATATCCCACCCGTAAGGGTGTGTTTCATTATCAGAGTATATTTTCAACCCTGCTCCATCTTCTAGTATAACCTTTTCAATGTCCCATCCCTCATAAGTGGCTACTGCAGCTAAAAAAGGTTTGTCATACTTAGATTCCCATACATAGCTTTTTTCAGTATCGATTATTTTGGCGAAGTGTCTATCTTTTACGTTGGTCCAGTTCATGATTATAAGTTTTAAAAATAGCCACGGCCGATATTGGGGTTTCTCACTCCCCTGACCGTGGCTCACTAGTCTGCTGACTCTTTATCTTTATAGTGAACATCCATGGGTAGCATACAAAGTACCCACAAGCGTAACAGTTTTCTCCTCTTGTTACTTCGATGTAGTTTTTACTTCCACATTCAGGGCAAGTCTGTTCTTCTTTTTTGTCCTGTTCTTTGCAATAGTTTTTTCGTAATTTTTCATCCCCTAAGTTTTGTGTTGTTTTAAGTTATTTTTTCTCTCTACATTATATCAAACCCTCTGATGCTATTGTATATCTCTCTTGTCAAACTCACATCATACCTCGCGTCGTGTAGCTCGTCAGTGTCTACTTCTATCCCCAGTTTACTAGCTACTGTACCCAGTTTAAAGTTACGCATCGTAGACCTTTCTGCCTCTAAATAAGTGGAAGCCATCACAGAGACATCTTGTGTATCAGACCAAAACCACGATCCATAATAGTTGTCTTCGTTTCGAGAGAACCAGTTCCTCAAGAACTCGTCATCAAAATTACGATTGCAGAACCCCACTAAGTGGTACTTGTCCTTGGGGTCATACTTGTCTACGTGTTTTCCCAGAGATCTTTTAAACTCGGTGATCTGATCATACTGCAGCGGGTTTCGCATCAAGTCTGAAAAAGAAACGCCCCCTATCTCCAAAGCTTGTTTTGATATGTCCGCCCCCATGTGAGGTCTCATCCTAAGGTTGATTTCCTCTACTATCTGATAGTCCACTTCTACAATCGCCGATATCTGGTGTATAGCGCAATTCTCTGGGTCTAATCCTGTAGTTTCAAGGTCGTAAAAAATTCTTTTTATCTTACTCATATGAACTTTTAAGTTGATGCTTTATAAACCTCTTCATCCCCTTCAATCACTTTATCTCCGCCTATTTCCGCACGCCCACAAACGGTAGAGCTCCCACGAATCTTTGAAGCTCCAAATGCTTTTGACCATTCAAAAACGTCTGCGTCCTCGAAAATTTCTGCGTCCTCGAAAATTTCTGCATGTCCGTGAACTGTCGCATTCCCGTGAACTCTTGCGCACCCGTAAATTTCTACGTTACCGTAAATTTCTGCGCACTCGAAAATTTCTGCATATGCGTAAACTTTTGCATGCTTATAAACCTTAGATCTTCCGTGTACCTGCACGCACCCATAAGCTTCTGCATCTCCGTAAATTTCTGCATACCCATAAGCTTTTGCATACCCGTAAACCTTCGCATCCCCGTACACTTTTGCATTCCCGTGGACTTCTGCGTGTCCATAGACCTTAGCTCCCCCATAAACCTCTGCGCATTGGTATATCCACGCATCACCGTCCAGATTGTCTAAATTCTCGACCCAACCACCTTTCTGCCCTTTGTATATGCCTTTGAAATCTTCGGTAGCTTCTATCCTAAACAAATTTACACCTGAGCTATTTATTTTGCTCTCTTCTGTAAGTTTGAATTTTTTAACTACTGCCTTTTTTACAGGTTCAATACCTAAGATTACATATCCTAACTCCAAACCGAAAAGGCCTCCCTCAAAAACATAAGTCACTTCTCTCCTTACCTCTCTACCAGTGTAGGTCTCGGTAGTGTTGTCCCACTCTTTTAATATAAGGGTGTCACCTTCGCCATAGGCTCGATCTTTCCCCCTAAGTTCAAATTTTTTGCGGCCTGTCAACACATCTTTGAAATACTCTTTCCAAATTTTCAATTCGTGTGTACGTCTTTCTAGTTTTTTCAAATTCTCAGGAGGTGTTTGGTAATCTGTTCTATTCAGGTTTCCCCACTCTGTGAGCTTTTTGTTTTCTTCTTCGGTCATTTTCTTAAATTTAAATTTCCCAAGTATTAAGGGAGGTCGAGTTTTTCATGGAATCCTTCAACCTATATGTATCTCTCTGGTAGATCCGACGGCTTTGCTTACGGAGCTGACCCTCCGCGTCTGATAGTCGCGCACACCTCCACTTTGTCATACGTGGGGACTTCCATTTTAAGTCCGTGACACTTGTTTCTTATGAGTGTCCAAGCGCTTTGCCTACTTGTGGCGTACGCCACCAGCCCGTGCATTGTATCTTTGTAATATCTACTTTTCATAGCTGTGTTAAAACCTTAGTTCAATTCTAAACAAGTATAACCTTCGTGATCATTGATCAAAGCTACAAGCTTTTCGGCGCTCATCATCTTTATTTTGTAAGCCCCCATAGTAGTTAAGCTGGACAAATTATCTAACCCGTGAAGAGCCATAACGTCGCAAGGCAAGCCTGCGTCTAACCTTGCCTTGTACCTTTTAAGACGCGCTTCTGATCTCAGATGACCAAGGCAGTCTACCATTTTAGTTTTGAAGTTGATTTTTAATCCGTGAGGTGTCGTCTCTACTAGTGTCATGATGTTTTTGTTTAAGTTGTTTTTTCGATACCCAAAGATACAAAATTATTTTTACAAAAACAAGAAAATTATTTTATAAACAATATAAACAATAATAAACAATGATTGTTTAGACGTAACTCTCTGAGTTACAGCTTTTTACAAGCGATATAAACAATAAACAATAAATCGGGTCCATTCATATAATATAAAAAATAAAACTCATATATTAATACCTATAAATAATCTAAATCTTTTTTTTAAAAACATACAGTTAAACCCGATTTATTGTTTATTGTTTATAGAGGCTATAAGTAGTTGATTTTGAGAGAGTTACGCCTAAACAAGGATTGTTTACTATTGTTTATATTGTTTAGGGGCGGTAACACACTAAGTATCAAAGGGTTATGAAAATCCACACCAAACACACAGAATTGAAAACTTTAATTTTGACTTAAAATAGCTAAAACAGGTGAGCTTAAAAGTTAATTTTAACTATAAAAAAACCCCAAGGCATGAACCTTGAGGTTTAAAATTAACTCTCCAACTTAAATTTAACTTAAAAATTTACAGACCTGTGTAGTTGTCCCTTATGTCAGCTTTCCTTTTCGAGGTCTCATAACCCATATAAATGTAAACTAATGTGCTTAATATTACCACGATTGCTGACCCTTCGGCTCTCCCTCTAACCGTCCAAAGCCCTGCAATCGAGATCACAGCCAGCGCAATCTTCAAATGTTTCAACCTTCTGAGCTTCTTATCTGTATGACACTCCTCAATGTAAGCCTCCAGTGACCTAGGATCTTGTTTCCTTTTAGTTACCATGGGTGCGGTGTTTTCTTTTTACAACATCCTCAGATTTCACTTGGAATTCCATTTTGGATTTAGATGATCTAAAAGGGTCTATCTTACTTCTCATTTCCTTAGCTTTTCTTAGATACCACTCCTCTTTCTTCAAGTCCTCGGACACGGTGCTAGCAGGCTTATTCCCCATACGCATACGGTATTTGAAGGCTGATATTTCACAGTACACAGCGACCTTTTCTGGGCCCCATGCGGACTCCATGATTTGTATGGACTCCAGACTATATTTTTTGTAGTGATCGGGGTTTATGGCATCATACGAGGGCGCATTGGATGATGAAATACCCTCCAGTTTTGAACCTATTCGGTTCGCCAGCTCATTGAAACTTTTTACAAACCCTTTGGATTTAACAGTTTTAACTTTTGAATTTAACATAGTTTAATTTATTTAGTTTATGTAATATTTAAATGTCTGGTATTGTCAGAGGTTTTCTAGTGTCTCGTCCAGCTCCACGGATATTTTACACACATCAATAGGCTTCATACCCAATAGTCTAGCTTCCTCAATTGTGGAAAATACCTTAGATATTGGGCAAGGCCGATTGTGATAGAGGAAGTGGATCATTATACATTTCACTTCCATCCTTCGGCAATTATATTCTTCGAGAATGAAACAGTATACGTACTCCAATACCTTTCTACTTTTTGGAGATCGAGCGGGGCAGAGGTCGTTTAGAAAAATTGATAGATATGCAAGCTCCACCTTTAGGTGTCTGCTCGAAAGTTTATTCTCTTTAGTGAATCTGCAGATCCCATAAATGAAATCGACGTCCAAAAGAGTCTTACGGGAGAAATCCGCCAGCAATACCATAGCGAAGGCCGGCTCTTCCACGTAGTTTTCATCAAACCAGTTTATTACTTTTCCTATGTTTTTCACGTCTCCTGATTTATAGCCCCCATCGACACAATGGGGGCATATTAAACTTAATTAACTTCTCCTTTTCTTTAGAATGACCCTGACCCTGACCATGACCTTGACCTTGACCGTAACCGTGACCTTGACCTTGACCTTGACCTTGACCGTGCATTATCGCTGCCGATTTTTAATATAGCTATCATATTTGTTCAGTTTTTCTTTGAAGCTCACTATTATGGTAGTAGTTGTCAGATAACGCCCTTTCAAAAACATACTCTGAAACTCCCATAGCATACAACCTTTCCAAAAGTGGGCTACCATGTTTTGTGAATTTGTGGACGTATAGCTTGTAGACAACGTCCTCGCGATCAAACATGAAAACATTACTGTTTATCTCTTTTTCTTTTCTGGCAACTCTTACCCAATAACCACTTCTACTGTCTTCGTAGTCATAAATTTTTTGTGAGCAACTTATTAAATTCAATGTCAGTAGTGTTAATATTATAAATTTCATAGTTTTAGCACCTTAAGTTTTTAATTTTATATTGTCTATCGTATCAGTATGTAGTATAGAAAAGCTAAATATTATTCCAAATATGTATCCGTGGTATATTTCAGGGCGTACCCAGTAGATAACTATATTACATGTTATCACATTTATCACAGGTAGTAATTTCCCTATTTTATATTTACCTGTAACGTTAGACATTAATGAATGTAGAATCATAGTCCTAGTTCTTTTAGTTTCTTGTTAAATTCTTCGGTTAATATTTCTCTGCAGATGTCTGCGGATTGTTTTTGGTTCAAAACACTATCGTATGCCGCATCAGAAGAACTCGCGGCTGCCAACCAAGGTTTTGAGGAGTAGCCATAAGTGTATTTGCAAGCTGCGGTAGCGGAGTCGTGAGAAAGTTCTTTTCTACTAAAACTCGTACAATACGACGGCGAAAGTGAAACTGAAAATATTTCCGTAGGCACAGCCACTCCCCCAAGGCCGTACACCTCTGTGGCTTCTAGAGCTTTTATTACCTTTTCGTCCTCCATAAAATGGATAACCGTTTTAGCGTGACGAGCCACAGCAAGAGACATCAGCCTATGGTTCGCGTATACTTTATGGCATAGCCACATCATCCAATCTCCCCCTTTCGCAAACGCTCCACAGCGTTTGCAAATCTGGTTGCGAGTCAACAAAGCCGCTAGAAGTCGCACAGTAGCCGTTTCTTTTTAAAAATTTTAAATGTGATTGTTTCATATCAGTTTTATCTATCTAAGTTTACATGTTGTGAAAAAAGGAAATAAACCACCGCCAATTACCTGATTTCCACATTTCAGGGTGACCTCTATCTTCTTTTGGGGGCGCAAAATTGTCATCGCTGGTCTCGATCGGGTCCCACACCTTTTCAGAGTTGTCCGAGAAGCATACAAAGGCTCTTCCTATTTGACGTATATTTAAAAAATCGCCAATCCTTTTGTGTTCAATGTTTTTATGCATTTCAAAACACTCTCTTTTTACATAAAGCCTTTTGTACAGTTTGATTAATTCTTTCATGTTCTTTTTAGTTTTTATACACCTTCTATATCAGATCGCCCACTGTTCTGCAATGGCTTTTGCGATACCAGGAAAGGTTTTACTTCTCGATTTAGCTATTTCTTTTTTTGGCAGATTCCAGGTGTCGGCCATCCACGCACCCATCGATTTTCCACTTTCGAAAATCACTCTCTCTGGTGGTTTCACCACGTTGGTAGGTTTCAATTTAGGTAAGCCTTTTAGCCAAAGGCACGTTTTCTTTTCCACAGGGTCGCCAAACTGATAAGGGTTTATTATTTGATCAGGTTTTCTCCACACACTGCTCATTACACCGACTGGGTTTTCAATAGCTATATTTTCGCAATTTGCGTTTGCAAGCAACATAAAAAAGTCAATTGCTTTTTCCCTACTCTCTTGCCTTTTTATAGCTTTCTCCCCGTATTCCTCTACATTAAACCACCTATTCCCAGACACAGTCAAGAACGTACAAGGGGGGAAAGCAATGATCATGTCCCACTTCCTTTTTAACAGACTTGTTACATCTCGCTGCACGTGCCACTCTGGGTGACCTCCGCTACAAGGCAATATGTCACAGGAAAATGCCTCATGCCCTCTTGCCCTTAGCTCTTTTGTTACAGCTTGACTCTCTTCACAAGCCACTAATATTCTCATTAATTCTTTCATGCTCTTTTTCATAAATGTTTAACGGCACTAGGCCGAATGTGTTTATGTGCTTCATATCCATCAAGGCTGTAATCATGCATGCTGCCAGGCAGTATATCCTTCGCCCTAATGGATGCGAGATTAAGGTCTTGAGACACTCTCAGCCTTGGTGCAGCGAAAGGTTCTCTCTCCAGTACCTTGTAGGCGGAGTCTTTATGAGCTTCATAGATGAAAGCTTCACCCAAATGTTGGTATAAGACTCCAGGTATATATCCGCACGCACCTGAAAGTCTCTCAGTTAAGAGGGCGAAGGTCATCAATCTATGAGGCGCGTCTTTTAACATCTCTGCGCGCGGTTGGTAGTAGTCGCAATTCAGCGTGTATTTTGGTACGCCTAATCTGTTCAACTTTTCCTCTGCCTCTACAATGCTCGCTTTGCGCAACGAGTGTATGTATTGTCTCGACATTCTACCTTCTAAACACGAAATCCTATAGGAGTTGTTAACCCATCTCGTTGAAAAACAAGCCCCGTGTGATTTCAAGCTGCGTCCTTCTTTAAGCCCCTTGGGGTATAGAGTCGCACACTTCGACCCACCTTCAACTAACATTGCGTTAACGATGTTTTTTACAGTGTTGAAATCCCCCCGCCACCCCAAACCAGGAGCATCTCGCACGTCCCCCAAGGAGTACCCATTAAAGGTCGTGTCAGTGAAACCTTTAATACTTAAAATGAAATCTCTGAAATTCTTCGGGGCAAATCCATGGGAGTTGCAAACATCTAAGTATGTATACCAAGCTTCCTCGTCCCAGATGTTGCAGTTTAATTTTTTAAGGAAGTGTATGTTTTGCCCACCTTGCAAGAACCACAGGAACTCTGCCACCGCGAGTCTGAAACTGGCTCTGGTGGTTGTTTCTATAGGGAAGCCACCACGCAAATCATACTCGGCTTTCACGTTATACAACTTTACCTCTTTTAAGCCTTTGTACTCCTTTGAATCTGATCTTTCGCCTTTCGACAAAATCAACTCTATGTTTTTTAGAAACTGTCTCATGTTTTCTGTATTTAAAAAGGTGCTTTATCTGCTTTACGGCTGTTGTCCGAAAGGCTCATGACCTGTATGTTACCAACCTCGTAACCTTTTGCGGGGTCAATCCTGTCTACAGTGGCAGAACTTTTATTTTTACCTCTATTCTCTAAATAGTTAGTTGATCGGCAAAATTCCCTGAACTGCCTAATCGTAAGTTTGAAAGGCTTGTTCCGCCGCCTAGCGTTTTGTTTAAGCATCCCAAAAACGTACACCGCCTCATTATGCTCTTTCTGATATCTTTTCCTATGCTTGTGGCAGAATCGGTCTTTTTTAGAGTGTAGACTTGCGCACCTGTAAGCTTGGCACAACCCTTTTGACTTTTTGGAAGGTAAGATTTTCACGTCTTTGTAACTTTGATTTACTGTAAAAGTACACAACTCAAATTGAAATAAAAATTATTTTGCTGTTTTCATTAAAAAAAATTTTAAAATTGGTCTCTCAGGTATTTAGCTATCTTGGCTTTGACAGCTGCAAGCAGTGCATCTTGTAGGCTAGTTTTCCTTCTCAATCCAGCCATAACGTCCCCGTCCATTGTGCCTTTAGCGCACAAGTGATGAATAACTATGTTTTTGAAATCCGCTCCCTGTCTGAGAATTCTGGCGTTAAATTGCTGATACAACTCTAGGCTTCTAGGCAGCCCAAACCACACGATGAGGTTGCCGCCAGATTGGAGGTTTAGGCCGTGACCACCGCTAGCAGGGTGCATTACCATAACTGGTATCTCACACCTGTTCCAAGCCCTGACGTGTTCATCCCCATCAAACTGCACAGGGTTGTATTTTTTTAAAGCTTTCAAAATACGCTCCATATCATGCTTGAAGGAGTAGGCTACTAGCACAGGTACACCGTTTGCGTTTTCTACTATCTCATTAAGCGCGTCTAGCTTTAGTCTGTGAACCTCGTGCCAATCTCCGTCATCTCCATATATAGCGCCATTGCTGAACTGCAACAATTTCATGTACAGCGCTGCGGCGTTAACAGCTGTTATCTCCTCGTTTTGTTCTTTCAGCTCTAAAACTTTTTCTTCTTCGAAAGACTCATATTCAGCCTTTAGTTTCGGAGTAAACTCAACTTCCACGAAGTTGTCCACCCTATCTGGCAGCTCTAAATAATCATCCGCTTTCATGGATAGGCAGATGTCTTTTATGTTATCGTACAGCTTCTTTTCGTGATCTTTACTCCTTATCTTGTAGCTGTATACGATCGCACCATTATACTTATCTGGTTTAACGAAATCGTTCCTGAAACTCTCCAGTGTCTTCCCTAGCCTCTCTCCTCTATCTAGCAAATATATCTGACTCCACAGATCGGCCAGCCCGTTAGGGGCAGGTGTGCCTGTCAGAAGGACAACTCTATCAAAAGAAGGTTGCACGCGCCTCAGAGCTTTGAACCGCTGTGAGTTAGGGTTTTTGAAACTGCTAGATTCGTCGATGACCAGCATGTCAAAGGGGAGTTTCAAACCTCCGAAATGTCCACACAGCCAAGCCACATTATCCCTCCCAAGCAAGAATATATCTGCATCTGATTTTAAGGCTTGTATCCTCTGCTTTTCACAGCCTGACACCTTAGATACCCGTAGGTTTTTTAAATGTTCCCATTTCTCGATCTCTGCAGACCACACGCTCTCCACCACCCTTTTGGGCGCTATTATTAAAACTCGACTTATTTCTAGGTCAACGTTCATAAGCCAATTTAGCGCGGTGAGCGTAGTGGCAGTCTTCCCCAGACCCATATCAAAGAACAGCCCGCAGAAAGGATTATTTAATACATGATCTACCCCTGTCTTTTGGTATTTGTGAAGGTTTGATTCTTGTAACATAAATCTATGTTTTTTAGTGTTATGGAAAGTTATTCGAGCAGCCGTCCTCTTTCCACTCGCTCTGTCAACTCCTGACATGTTTTTTTAAAGGCTCTAAACTTTGACCTTTCTGATACTACAAATGTGTGCATGATACTATTTAGCTCCCCTTTACACCTTTCCCAAGCCATGTTTCTGGCGATAATTCTTGTTTTGGAATCCATATTTCTTATATTATTAAAGTTAAAAACTACATTAGATTTGGTCAAAGTATCACGTTAAGCAATTCGTTTTTGTGGTAGAACTGGCCTTGAGACACTCTGCGGAAAGTGTAACTGTTGACTTCCAAAACGTTTAGGTTTTTCGAAATCAGGATTTTAGACTGGCTAAAGCAGTGTACGAACAACAAATATTCCACATAGCCTCCCTCAAAAGTATCTTTGTGCCACACTTCTTCTTTCCTTGCTACCCTGACCCACACGAGGTCTCTGCTATCTTCAAAATCTTGTACTTTCGGACTGCACTCACAGAGTAGAGCGATCAGTGCGATTGATATGATCAATTTGATTTTCATGATTGTTTGGTCTTAAAAGTTATTTTTTAGAAAAATATTTAAAGAATTAGTAGAATCTACCACCTCCACCGCAAATCCAAGCTCCCTTAGCTTCTTGTGTACTGTTTTTTGGATTCTTGAGGACTCTTCACCTGTACCCTTCATCTCTGCGAAAGCGATCTTCCCTCCAGGCACTAAGCACATCCTATCTGGCAAGCCTGTGAAGTGCAGGGCGCTCAGCTTGATGCTTAGTCCTCCCAGCTCTCTCACTTTCCTGACCAGTTTTTTATCCAACGTTTTCTCGCTTTCTGCGATAGTATTTTTGCGTTCCATAAATCTTAAAATTTTTAGTTGTGTTAACGCCCTCCCAATCGTGGAGGCTTCTTAAAATGTCGTTGAGACTCCGTGTGTTATATCGGGTCATCTCGCTTTTGTTTTTCCCTAAACACTCGCACCAAAGCTCGGCCACGCACACGAAATCTCTTCGGTCTATGCCGTTGGGGGACAGAGGATCGTTTATAAAATCTCTTCGGTCTATCAGGTCTAACGAGTCCCAGTCAACAGGCAGCAGCTTTTCTAGGTAATCAACTACCACACCCGACCTATCATCCAACTCGCTGTGCGCGCTCTGCTCTTTTCTTGCTATTACTTCGGCCTCTGGACTCAAGTATATGTTATAGCCTTTTTCGTATAGAGCAACGGCCTCTGCCCAAATCTGGTCTACCCCTTCCCCTGTCAGCTCCTTGCTCGAAAGTATATTCTTTTTTATCTTACTCTCGTTCAAGTCGATAGGCATGAACCTCCGATTCCCTGAGGGGTCTTTTAGGAAATCTTTGACGTTTGTAGTCGCGACGAAAATAAGCTTCCTCTTGAAATCCTCTATAATTTTACCAAAAGCAGGTCTGTATACGTCTATTTGCTTAGAGATAAAGTGTTTTACTGCCTCCACTCGGCCTTCTGCCAATCCTGAAAGCTCTGCCATTTCCATGATCCACGCTCCTTGAAGCTGCTCGAAAGCCTGCTTTCCTGAGAGGGTGTGAAAGCTGTCGGAGAACCATTGTTTCCCCAACTTTGAAAAGAAAGTGCTCTTCCCCGTGCCTTGAGTAGCGCCTACGAGCGTTAAAACCAGATCAAACTTGACCCCTGGGCGGAAAGCTCTTGCCACAGCGCCCACTAGCGTGACCCTCATAGCTTCACGAGTGTAGATGTTGTCGTCCGCCCCAAAATAATCGATCAAGAGGTTGTCAATTCTGCTGACCCCATCCCATTTTAGGGACTTAAGATAGTCGACAAGTGGGTTGTACTTATTTCTATCAAAGGCTAATTTAAGAGAATCTTCAATCTTCAATGCTGCGCTTATGTTGTACACTTTATCTAGGTAATCCCTAAGTCCAGAAATGTCAACATCTCTAAAAGGTTCGGGGGTTTTAACCGCCCTCCAGGGAGTTGATTTAAACACGTATTTTTTATCCTCAAAAGAGTTCTCTCTAAAAACGCCTTTTAAATTAGGGTCGCTGCAAATAATAGTGCCTATATTATGGGCAGAGGAAAGGTATTTTCCTGATTTGTCAGTCTCTAGCTCGGAAGCCCACTCAATGTCTAGTTCTTTGGGATCGTCTTTTTCAAAGTTTAGAGGGTCCGCAAAATCGTATCTTGCGTCGGTGATCGTTTCGGATGCGATAACCTTCTTTACGGCATCTACGTCTTTGCAAAAATCGACCATGGCATTGAAGCTATTAGCTTTAGCCCCACCCACTCTTTGCCCCTCGTCCAAATGCCCGTATTTGTGCATTCGTACGAGATCAAAGGAGTTGCACAGTTTGCCCCCACAGGGGTCAGTGCCGTGGTGGGAGTATGCCCATTTATCTTGATACACTACCAGTCCGTTAGAGGTCGACCCTGAAAGGTACGTATATCTCCCCTCGCTGCCCGACTCATATTCCGAGGACAAAAACTCAGAAATCGCCTCTCCTATTCCGAAGGTCCTACAGAAAACACCTACCATGCCCCTTTTTGACTCGGGGTCTTCTTGCTTATCTGTGAGGGAGTTTAACTTTTCAACCTCGGTTTTTGTGGTAGGCCAAGCGCTTGAGTCTGTCCAATCAACATACGACTCCAGCACCTCGTCTGCGTCCAACCAGCTGCCCTTCTGTATCTCATACTTGAAAACTCCATCGCATGAAGCCGAAGGCCAAAACATCAACCTCTCACTTTGGAAGGTGCTGGGGTCGAAAACATCTATGTCCAGTACACCTCCCACTTTTCTAGATATAGCTACATACTCGTCTGGTGTTACTTCTCTTGACAAAGGAATGACTAGTCTGAATCTAGGTGACTCTTCGGAATGCTTGTGCGTGGAGTGTAGCACTGCCGCAACATCATAAGCCATTAAAAAATCACCCCAAAACATATTGTCAGCGTAGTCTATATCCAAAGTCAACAACTGCCTGTGCATTATGTTTCCTATTTTTCTCTTGCCTCCCCTAACGTAGCCCCCTACTAGACCTCCTACATCTTTTATTTTCAGTTGGTCGTCCTTGGAGGCTTTAAGGAAAGATTTATACGTCTCAGGTGTACGATTAACTGTAGTTAATTTAGACACTAGATCAGGCCAAGACATCTTAACGTTTTCCCACCTTCGGCAATTAACGCTATGCCCAGTAGCGATATCTATCAGTGTGTCTGTTTGCTGTTTCCCCATCAATCTTTTTTGTAGAATGTCGTTAAATACCCCTCAGCTCCTAATTTTAATCCCTCAGCCCAGCTAATCTCCTCCCCCATTATCTCGCACATCTCGCGCAATGCTTTCTCCGCGCCTATTTTTGGAGTCTCGCAAATGATCTCATCGTGTACATGCATGACTATGCGACACCCCAGTGCGTCAACCCTACACATTGACTCTGCTAGAATGTCTCTCGCAATAGCTTGCACGATGTTCTCAGTCAATTTACCTCCATAAGTGTCCAACTTACTCCACTTATGATCAGACATACCCCAGTATGTTATACCTTGGGTGTCCCACTCTTCTCCGTTCTTAAGCTTTATTTTTTTATCGATCACCTTTGCGTCTCGGTACACCAGCTGACGACCTGACGGCAATGTGATAACCAAAGACCCTTCTATCATCTCGAAGCACACGCCTTTGTATTCGGTCTTTGTTTTCTTATTAAATGAGATGGCCAATTTTGCGGATTCTTCGAAACTTTTCCACATCTTGACGGTGTTATAACTGGCAGCCCTCCATCTCTTTACGATGTCGGACATTTCAGTGTGTGAAAGACCCATATTTTCAGCACCCATTTGAACCAATGCTCCTACCCCCCCCTGATACCCCAGCGCTAATTCCGCAATTTTCCCTTTTTGCCTTAGAGGTTTGTCAACTTCTGAGATATCTACACCGAACATGTTAGCCGCGTTGGCTTCATAAATAAGCCCATGTGAAGCGAACACTTCCTCTTTCCAGCTTTCAGAGGCTAACCAAGCCAGTACACGAGCCTCTATGGCACTAAAATCAGCAACCGCAAAGGTGTGTTTATCGGGAGCTATCAATGCTGTTCGGATGAGTTGGGACAGTATATTTGACGCCCCTCCGTACACCACTTCCATAAGCTCAAAATCTCTTAACTTTGTAGTTTCTCTGGCTGTGCCTAAATCCGACATGTAGTTTCTCGTTAAATTTTGCAGTTGCACGAGTCTGCCTGCCCACCTCCCTGTTCTGCTTGCTCCGTAGAACCTAAAGAACCCATGGCCTCGGCCATCTTCTGACACGCAATTAAGTATCGCTTTGTATTTTTTTATGGAGGATTTAGATGTTTTTTGTCTTAGGTGGAGGACTTCCCTAACAGCCTCATCTTCCGTAATCTCAAGAATGCCTTTAACTGTGTCAGCCGCTATTGATTTTATGTCTTTTCCTAGGGCGTCACTGAGCCACTTCTTAAGTTGAGTTGGGCTGTTAGGGTTGTCCACCCCCGTAATTTTTTTTAGCTTATTCAGCAACACTTTCATACTGTCCGAATCTATTTTACACGCGGACTCTGCTAAGTCGGTATCGAGTAGAATGCCTCTGTCATTTATACTTTGGTCTAATGCGTAGAACTCCCACTCCCTTTCAGGCATTACGAAAGCTTCCAGTTCTAAGTCTACAGCCTTTTCTGCCTGTACATCCTGTACGCAATAGTTTTTGTACGCCTCCCATTTCTCGGGGTAGTTCACAGGCAGGTTTCTGCAGCTCCATCCGTTAGCTTTAGTAGGTTTTACTGGACATGAAAAAAACTTGATCAGAGCCTTTCCTGCTGAATCTTTGGCTTTATCTATACCGAAACTAAGCGCCTTCCCTGCTTTTCCTAGCTGCCTTGGGAGTCCACAATACGCGGCCTTCACTTCTGTACATCTCCACTGCATCACAGGGGTGTGTAATCCGACAGCCCTAAAACACAGTCTTTCGAAAGCGGCACTGAAAGCCTTTTTTTGGATTTCTGGGTCTGTTAGCGCGACAATTAATTCTCCTGGCATGCACTCCCCAGATGCCAAGTCAATTATTTTTATTTCCTCATAGTCGAAGCAATAAGCTATAATTAGTATTTCGAAATCTACGGATTCTACATACTTGTAGACTCCACTTTTTGCTATGTCGACACTGCTATAGGTCTCCAAATCTATGTGTAATTGGCGCATTAAAGTAAGTTGAGGGGGTAGTAAAACGAACTAAAAAAAGCGGGCTGGAGGGAGTTTTATGCCTACAGCGCCGCCGTAATATCCAACCTACATTATTTCGTAAGCGTCCAAATCTTCGTCGCTCAGATCGTCTTTGAAATCTTCCTTGGCAGAGGTTGCGCCAGACAGATGGTCGTCGTCTTTTAATTTCTGCAAATTGTTCAGTCCACAGCCAACGCCAGTGCTTTTATTCGCAAACATGTAAAAATTAATAGAAGCTCTACCCCAACACCCTGCGTAAAAGTCCGACTTGTCTATGATCTCATCCTTGTCAGCGTCCAGAATAGTAGGCTTGTTTTTGGTTCTCGCATTCAAGTACATCATGCCTTCAAACTCAGGGCTGTCTGGTCTATCCACGTCACCGTCTTTCAGAGGCCATTTAAACCCTCTTATTTTCCTCGGGTCTTTATTATTAAGCTTGGAATCGCCCAGTTCTAAGGCTGCATCTACGGCATCATCAATGTCCGCTAAGCATTTCTTGTTCCTTTTAGGGATTAAAATACACACTTCATACTTTTCTGAATCCTCACCATCTTGCACTTTCGTTTCAAATACACTAGGGTATGCAAAGCGCACCAGCCCCGTGATAACTTTTGTATCGCTCATAATTGTCGATTAAAATTGAAATTAAACTATTCGAAATCTTTCCTTGCTTCCTCCAAACCGATCGGCTCACCTTTGGCCTCCTCGGGTACGAGTCTTATTGCACCTTCGGACATAGTAGTTAATCCCAAGGACTTGAACTCTTTTTTCCCAACCATGCTCTCTATAGCTGTAAGGCTCGCAATTTTTGTTTTTGTTAAGCTTTCAGGGTTTTCAACTAATAGGCTAAGTGTCCCTATCGCCTTTTCCTCGTCCACCCACTGCCTTCTACCCTTGCCCCTCACCAGTTTAAGCCCTTCATACTTAGTGCCTTTTAAAGCGGTAGCATGCATATGTTCTGATAAGCTTTCGATCCAAGAGCGTATCGTTTTTTCAAGCTTATACATTTTGACTAGCTCCTTATCCGATAAGGTTTTAAGGTCTTTGAATTCTTTTTTTGCAGTAGATAGTGCTACATCTGCGATTGTGCGGCACACGGGTTTAGCTTTACACCACCTACACCAATCCCCAACAACACATTCCCCTTCTCCTTTCAAAGCCTTATTGGCTGCAGGTTTTACGTCAGAGTCCGCCCATGCAAGTAACCGATGCACACTCATGCTTGCAGAGTCTATATGATGTAGTCTAGGCTGCACAATTGTAAAGTACACCTTTTCAAAATCAAATAGTGCGTCGTACAGGGACATCATACCTAACGCATATAGTCTAAGTTGGGCATTTTTATCGGCGAAAACTTGCACACCTTTTCCGTATTTGAGATCTATCACCTCTATATATGCAGGGCAGACTATCGTAAAATCCGAAGTACCGAAGCCTCCGTCTACCCATTGTGAGAAATCAGCGCGGCCCTCAACTATACATGTGGCGAAAGGGTAAATCATCTGGGCAACCGAAAACCTTTCTAAGCAGTATTCCACATACTCCGAAACGTACTTTTCCATTTCAGGTTTATAAAGGTGGTGCATTGTCAAGGCTTCTCTTTGATCCTTCCACTTCTTGTAGTCCGACCCTTTTCCAGAGGGTCCGACGTACAAAGCTATTCGTAAATCAAGCTCCGATATCTCATGTGCAAGAGTGCCTTCTGCTGCGAAATCGGAACTCACCTCTTCCAAACCTGATTCTCTTAATTCCTCCTCCATCCTTGCAGAGGGGGTGCAGTTCATCCACCTACTCGCGCCTGACGCGGAAAGCATGGCGTGCGACCTCTCGGAATGCGCTTTCACAGACTTCTTACTTTAGATATGAAGCTGTCAAAGTGTTTAGAGTCAAGGTCTGGTACCCTGTCGACTCCAAGGGACTTAAGTTCTTTAATTATCTCCCTCTTATTGGCCGCTCCCCCCGTTTGAATAGAAGCACTAACGGCCGCGCGTACATCGTCTAAAGTTGTACCGCCCTCTAGGCTACTCTCCAGTGCAGCTTCGTTTTCCTCTACAGTGTCGCCCCTCTCTTCTGCTTTTGCTTCGGCGGCTTCCTCTTTTTCCTTCGCTATTTCTGCCTTCGTTCTGCGTTTTCTTTTAGGCTGAGTCTTCTCTTTCACAGTCTCGGTAAGCGGCAAATCTTTGATGAGGCCGACTTTTGGCGCTTCTTCGGCCGGACTTTCAGTTCTTAAACCTTTTGGGTTAAAAACGTCGTGGATCTCATCAACCACGTTAACAATAGGGTTTCCTCCCCCTATAGATAATAGCAAACCGCGAAGGGCATCCACTTGCATAGAAGATTTAAGGTCTATTGATACTGTGACCTCCATTTGCATAGGGTTCTCTGCCGTGTTTTTTAGCTCGTTCATAATAATAATAATAGTATGTGCGTTTATTTGTTTTTAGATATCTCACTGTCCAGTATCTGGATGTAGTCTTCTAGTGAAATCGACTTTGAAGACAGTATAAATTGATGGAAGATAGACCCATTTTTAAAAAGCTTAGTAGTCCAGGTCTTTGAATCCAATTCGGCGGTGAACTCCCCACAAGTCAACGTGTGGGTGCTTTCTCCTAGAGTTGAAACCCAGCCTCCTCCAGTGTATAGCTCGGCAATTGGTATGCCTGAATATAAAGATAACAAGCTTATTTGGGTCGCGTCGAGATCTCCCTCCCCCACAAGCACTCTACCCAGTGCCATTTTTGGGTGTTTATGGCCTGGAAACAATCGATCCGCGACTTCTGTTTTGTCAAGCTGCCTGTCCTCTATTATTTTGCTTAAGTCAATCATTTTCATGACTCAAAGATATAAAATAATATTTTAATAAAACGGAAAACTTTATAAAAAATTTATGTGATTTAGGAAAAATAATTTTAACTCCTAGAAATATGCGAAATATAAGTGTTCAAGCAAAAGAGGTAAGTATTTGAAAGCTATCTCCAGCCACGTGTGGAAAGGTGCGTTTTTTATCTCCGATAGTTGTATTCGCCCATCGCCATTGGTATCTAGCATCGAGATCAATTCGCCACTCGTAAAGATTTTTAGCAGCTTTATCACGGTACGACTATTCCGTGTTGAGCCAAGGCCTTTTCTATGTCTGAAAATTTGACCATCATGGAATCTAACTTCTTATTCATTTCTGACAACACTGTCCTTACTGCGTCTGCGTCTTTATCGCGTCCTTTAATATCTCTGCTCTGGGAGGCTTCTTTAAGCACGTTATGCTGTTTTAACAGTGCTATATCTATCGCACTATCTTTTACTTTAGTATTTAACCCTTTAACCCACACCGATATAGCAGCCACCACAGTGCCTATTACTATTATGACTATTTTATTTAATAGTTCATCCATTTTTATGACATTTGTTTGTGAAATAGCAGGTGGTTATTCCGACCAAGTAAGCCCCAAAATAGTAAGGGAACATTTGCTCATTTCTAACGTTGTTCCCAAAATATTTATAGGATACGAATTCCGCGAACAGTACTGCTAATATCATTACGTTATTGCAGGTGGCATATGCTCTATATTTACCTTCCAGGGGGAGAATGTTAGAAATCGTGATTATCCCCCACAGTAAAATCTTCCCTATTTCCACATCGAAAGTTACCCAGCTATCGTACCACTCGGGGAAACCTACGTATCCTCCCCAAGAGATTGTAGCCTCGTTAGATCCTTTAGTGACGTAAGTCATTTGGTTGTTTAGCCAAACTAGCAACGTTAAAAGTTGCACGTAGTATCTTCTAAATATCTTCAATGTTCTCAGGGGGTTTTGGCTCTGGGGGTCTCGGCGTGCCTCCACCTCCCATTTTCTCGATTATTTCATTCATGCTGTTTAGTCTTTCCTCAAAAATTCTCATCTTCTCTTCTGTTTCAAATACAGTTACAAAATCGTTCAGTCTTTTAAAAATCAATTTTAAAAGTGCATAAGTCCTATTTTGCACACCTTGAATAATCGAAGTATATAAAATGAGACTTACAACTATAAATATTACTCTTTCCATGTGACAGGCTGTTGGTTACATCCTTCCACGTGTACTATTTGCTTATCGCTAACTCAATGAAGATATTTAACACCCCCTCTACTATTATGGACTCCTTTGTGTCACCAAGGGAAGTTTTGATCCTTGAAACTATCTCCGTGGAAAGAATAGTTTTTATGATCTCAACATCTTCTCTGCATATAGCTGCGTAAAGCTTCAACAAGTCTTCTTTCCTATCTTCGGGCGTTTTCTCGTATGCGAAGGATAGGACTTGCGTGAAAAAGAACCCATCTACGGACTCGATCCCCATTCCAGTTATGCCTTTTACGAATCTAGTGAAATCTATTTTGTCGTCAAACCATTGACCTAACTCTTTTACTTCTTTTTTCATATTTAATCGGGGGTTGATTGGTAAGTTCTTTTTATTAAAATGTCTATGTCGTTTTGCAAATCGGCTGACTGTCCTGACTCGTTTTCGAATGTCAAGTAGAACCCGTCAGTTACAAATGAGTCAGTATCGCTCCCTACGTAAGAGAGAAGTAGCACACTTGCTATTGAGTGTGATCCATCCATGGCAACGGACGTTTGTCCAACTACTGAATCGTCAGATACTCTTTTCAAAGCCACTTCATAGAAGTCTGTGCCTGATTGATCGATGTCAATGGTTACTCTTATATCTAAAGACTCAATTGTGCCTCTCCAATTGGTTTGTATGTAGTCTTCTCCCACGTCAGTGGTTATGCTCATAGCACCATCGCCTGTGGCTGACACTGTTGTTTTATCACCGATTACGAAACCTTCCATTAAATTTAATGAGCTTCCGTTAGTCACTGTTATTGGAGACCCTAAAGTCCTTTTGTATTGGGTTATGTGGAATCTAGGCTGATCTACATATATTTTTGTAGCCGCATCTTGGTCGGACACGGGGTCGGATACATCTGACAGTAGGTGATCTTCGAAAGACCAATTTTGTGTAGATGCATCGATAGTAGCAGATAGTGCGGCGGCAGTGCCAAATCTCATATCGTCGCCAGATGTTATATATAAGCCTCCTGTGCCATTACCTGTTAACACTGCAGAGTTTCCAAGAGATAGCCCAAATAAAGTACTTAAAGTGCCGCTACCGTATGACCCTATGCTGATGTTAGACCCTCCAGCTCCTAGATTTCTAGCTGTAAAAAATCTAACCTCCGTTGTCGAGATTGATGAGTTAATGACAGTGCTTCCGTTGTAAGTGAGGTCATCGCCTAGACTTTTAACCCCTTTATCTGTTCCATCTGATACTACGAATGACTCATCGATATCAAAAGGGGCTGCGGCAGTGACATCCCCTTCGCCAAGAGTCTCCCAAGATCCGCTGACGCGCGCCCTGAATTCGTGATCTGTTTCATCATATGCGATTACGCCATCCACCGCATCTGTTAAATTTGTATCTGGATCACTATTTGTAGTTATGCCTGTCCCGTAGGTTTCCCCCACTTTAAATTGGGTTGTACCATCCCATGCTAGTTCAAATGAGTTTGCTAAGCTGTTGGTTTGCGTAGACGAGGGGTCATACCCCATAACTATAGCACCTATTGCATCTGATGTGCTGTTTTTCCCTATAGATATGCCTCCTTCGCCATTTTCGGTGACAGTTGTCAACCACCCCATCCCTATTCCTGCGGGAGCACTGATGATAGAGCTTAAGCCTACCCCTATTCCGCTTGGGGCAAGCGATACAACTATATTTGAACCTAACCCCACCGCATTTGGACTCAAAACCGATACGTTTCTACCTAGTGCTATCCCCCTGCCTCCCGTGGCGGATGCGTCAACACCGATGGCTGTAGACGTGACACCTGCGCCTTTTGCAATTAGCGACAGTCCATCGTAGGTAAAGTCAGTGAAGTATTCAAAATCATCTCCATCTGGATTAACTGTTGGGATCTGATTATCTAAACCAAATGTCACGCCGCCTGATGCATCTTGAAAAGACAAAGCCCCACTGCCATCCGTAGTCAGGATCTGGCCGACGCTACCGTCTGATGCAGGTAATGTGTAGTTACCTTCTATAGATACATTACCTGTACCTTTTCCGCGTAACACAAGGTCTGTGTTATTTGTAAGACTCATGACTGAATCTCTCGCCTCTACTGTTGTCCCGACTACTTTCTGTCCGTAGCTGAATATCGGGAACATCGCAATTAATATTAATAGTGTTTTTTTCATTTTAATTTAGTTTAATAAGTGTACAAATCATTTTCAGGACTCCATAAAAAATGTTGGACAGGCATGCCTGAGTAGATCGTGCCTAGGTGGCTGGCAGGTAAACTCGCCGATACCGTTAAGTCTACAGAAGCTAACGTCCTTATCTCCACCTCTCCTCTTATGTTGTCATCTATAGTCCACGTCCTTGCAGTGCTTCCATAGAAGATATACACACCTCTCTCAGTTATCGTGAGGTCTTGGTCGCTCTCGACAGGCAGTGGCAGAACTGGTATTGTAGTAAACTCCCTGTCCCCCGTTATTACAGAAGTGTCATTTTTAAAGGACATCGAGTCTACCAAATCGGTAAAAACTTGTCTCATATCAGGCTCTGATATCTCTCTGTTGTTGTTGTCTGCTAGGTAAATAGCCATCTGAGCTAAAAAACCAGCTATGTTATACTGTGCCATATTTTTTACGTTACTGCTTCTTGTTTAAACCCTAAAGTGAATGCCGAACTATCCTCAATATCGTCTGATCCTATTTCTATCAACTCGCCCCTAAACTCATTTTGCTTTTCATCCAAAGACACCCCAACAGGTAGGTAAATTCTGTTGTTATCATCGACGTCTATTAATACGTTTTTTAAAGACATGTTACCTTCTATTAACGCCGTACCTCGTATCCTGCTTCTGCAAGCTCTGTAAAGTACACCCAACCAGTCCAACAAATGGCCTTGAAGTTTTTTAGTTACGTCTGTCCCAACTATAGACCAATTGTCCGTCGGTGTGCCATCTGAATACTTGGTAGCGTTCAATACTATCTTATCGCTGTTCCTGTAGTCGGTAGGTAAGTCGATTAATTTGATCTCTTTTTCTAGCACATCTATGTTGTTTCTGTTCAAAACTTTCACATACTCCTGGGAATACTGGTAAGGTTCGTCGTTCTGAATAAAATCAATGTTCATGTAGTCAAAATTGGTGTAGAAATACACTTTGTTTGACCTTATGAATCGATAGGATCGGGTGGTCACCAGCTTCCAAACCTTTTCGTTAGTGCTGCTGAAATCAAAAGGTCTTATTGTTAAATACCCGTCGTCTGGCTCATTCGATTCTTGTAGCTCATAGTAGTATGGGTTGAAAAAATCATCTGCGCTGTTAGTATCAGGAGTATATTCTTTTTCAAGCTCAACCGCCATTATTCTCCTCGTTCCCGTACCAAATAGAAAGGATGGGGATAGAGAGCTTTTGAAGTAATCGATTATTCCGTCGGTGTCTTCAAAAGACGCATGCTTGTCCGTCATGCTCACTGAATAGAATCTCAATGTGAAATCCTTTTCTAGTACTGGATTTACGTTTAATTGATCGTTAAACAAGTAATATTCCCTATCCAATTCATATTCCTCGTTGAATTCCTCAACAAATTCCTCATTTATATACTCCGTGGCCGACCAGCTTCCTGAACTCGTCAGATAAAAATCTCCGACTTTCAAGCTCCATCTAAGTTTAAAGTATGGTGGCAGCTCATTGAAATTCCCCGTTTGTTCAGCAAACCAATAATCGCTATTTAATATCAGTGAAACCTTAAGCCTGATCTTATCAAAAGACGGCCTGTAGGTGATTGAGTTGGAGGTGCTTATGTAGGTTAGTGATTCCCCGTTACGACCTATGTCGGTGAGCATCCCTATTTGGTAATAGAAAATGCTGTCCTCTCCAAAGACAAAGCTGGTGTTCCTGTTACTTATGCCTCTTGTTACTAGAGCTTCTCTTACATCGTCGTTCCCTGTAAATAGTGAATACCCTCTAAATCCTTCGAACTTGTCCCCTGATCTTAAAACATTCTGTCCGTCAAAATTGGGGAGTATCCCATTCTCGTTTGGCTTTAACTCTGGTCTCAATAAAATAGATCTGTATAGTCTTGTGAATACTCGACTCTGGGCTGCTGCGAATCTCCACTTCCCTACCTCGCTAGGCCTGCCAAATTCGATCCTGGGATTCCAAGAACTAGTATCCACATATTCTAAATATTGATCATATTCAATGTAGTTAACAGTCTCGTCTAGCATGCTTGCCAGTCTTACTATGTACCAGTGTCCGCCGTGGCTAAACATTATAGCTCCATATGCTGTAAGAATGTCTTTGACTACCACGTCACACCTTTCAACTTTATTGCCTTGCTCATTAGTGTATATAGACCCGTTAAAATATGTTTGCTCTAAGGGACTTTTATCTACGGTGTCGTGGTTTTCAGCAAAAACATTACATGCCACTCTGTAGCCGTTCTGCAAGGAAAGTTTATCCATACACACTTTTATTGCATCTAATTGAGAAACGTCCCCTCCTACTAGGTCACTAGATTCCACTAGTGTGGTGTCATACTGGCCGTAAACGAAGTCCGTGTGACCAATGTCACCAAGGCCATCTTTTGCCAATATGCTAACATAGTATGGCACTTGGTAAACTGAATCTGAATAAGATGAAGGGTCTACATAGCCTGTAAATTCTAAAACATAGTCGCTACCGTCATGCTTGTATTTTTTAGCTAGGAACGTTTTTTCGTCCCCTCGCGAAATCTCAACAAAATCATCTGCGGACTTTGCTATCAAGTTTATTTCTATTTCTGTGGGTATTATCAATAAGTTGTCAGCGTCCCTTGTGTCGGCTCTTGAAACGCTGGTTAAAGGGCTTCCGCTGCCGTCAACTTCGTTTACTATGCCTATGTAATCTCGCTTAAGAATGTCAACTCGGATCATCTGACCTACCCTATCAATAAAATCTAACCTCCAAATTACGTTATATTGAGCTGAGGTGTCTGTTTCTATTCTTGCATTTACGAATGTAATAAAACCTTTGTCATCTTTAGCCCATACGGAGTATTTCCCCGCTGGAAGACCTGTAAATTTAGGGTTAAACTTTCTGAAATAGTCGTCAAAGTCGGTGGGGTCAGTCAAGCTATATGAGAAAGGATTATTTGTACCTGAGGCTAGCACCTCAACTTCCCCGTCTGCAACCCCTGCGCCGCTAGTGTTTTTAATGCTGACGATCTGAACAGATAAATCATTCACTGTCTCCTCTCCTGGAGGTGATCCCCCGACTTTTTCATAATAGGGAAAAGTTGTTATCCTTCTGAAAGTTACTCTTGATCCCCCCGCGTCTATGAAAGAGTGTCCAGTATCTTGCCTAAAAAAATGAGGTGGGTTAAATACCGTTAGAGGCTCTTTATCTGTTAGTATCTCGCTGTTAAAAAGCTGGTCGAATCGCGTTACGATGAACTCGTCGTCACTTTTTTCAAAATCAACCACATATAGATCGGGAGGTTCGAAAGTGAGAACAGACCCATAAAATACCTGACTTAACACCAATATATGCCCTACTTTATCAGCCATTATCCCACCCTCCTTTCATTTCTTTGTTTAGTTTCGTCATATGCTGTTACTATATCTTTCCCATTCCAAGTGGAAGTCCCCGTGATCTGTACTTTCGTTGTCTGTGTGTCCAATTTACTTTGAAACTCCCCCGTTCCCAGCTGGCCTCCCGTAGCGTTGGATAGCGCGGACGAAGGCCTTGAAGATCCCGCTCCACTCCCTCCTACGGAAGTGGAAGTTTTTTGAAATTGCGCTTCTACCGCTGCAGCTGCAGCTATGAGCGCCACGCCACCGCCTATTAACAAGTATGGGTTTATGTTCTCTAAACCTTTTTTAAACGCCTCTGCTGCAACTCCAGTCGCGATCATTAAAGCTCCTATAGCTTTCATCCCTGTTGTTATGGAGGTCGCCATTATTGCAAATAAGTCTTCAAATTGGCCGCTCCCAGACCCAATAGCATTTCCGATTGATTCCCCAAGACTCATCAATGAAACCTCTATCTGGTTTTCTATCACATCGTTTATTCCATCTGCAAGCTCTTGGAATTTTCCAATCAACGCTTCTTTCCTTTCGGCTATGCCTTCAATAGCTTCGTCTATGCCTTCATTCATAGCATCTACGTCGATAGTCTCCATCTCTACTCCTTGTCCGAAAGATCGAAGCTCATTAACCATTGCCTCTCTTCTTTCAGATATCGCTTTAGCTATACCTTTGCTCATATCATCGGCACTTATACCCTCAAGCTCTACTGCTCTGCCGACAGGTACGTTTTCACTATCTATTGATAGCCCTTCGTTACTCGCTCTTTTTATAGCTTCGTACGCTCTCTGAACTTTTGCGGCGGCTTTTGCAAGGTCTTCGGCAGCTTTCGCTTGAAGCTCCATACTTCTTGAAATACCTTCTTGCTTTACTTTTAAAGGGGCTAATATAGCCTCATATTTTATAACAGCTTCTGTTAATGACCTGTATTCGAAGGCGTTTGCAGCGGTGTTTTTGCCATCAACCTGTTTTTCCCTCTTAAATTTTTCCAAGTCAGACTTGGCTTTATCTAACGCGTTAGAATAGTGAGCTATGGCTGTAGAAACTTCCGACACACCCTTGTCCGTTTCCTCAAAAGCCCTCGCTATCTCTATTCCATATTTTTTCCATTTATTGGAAAGCTCTTTATCAGGGTCGGGTAGATTATTAAACAGTGCGTTTATTGCAAAAGTAGCCGCTTTGGTTACTGCATCCAGTGCAGTAGTGAGCCAGCTTGCTTTCTGTATTACCGCGTCTATGGCTGACACCAACTTTTCCCAATTAGAAATCAGATTGCCTTCCATTATTTCGGCCATACTATCCAACTCTGCATTTGAATCTTGAAGTTCGCTAGTCAACCCTTGCACTTCTTTTGCTGAATTCGATAAAATGACTGCCGCACCGGCTGCTCGTATTCCAAACATTTTTTGAGCTTCACCAGCTTTATCAGAAGAAAGCCTTAACCACTCCATGGCTTCGTTAAAGGTTACTCCTGACTTGTTGAGTTCTAGGTAAATCTTTCTTAGGTCTGTACCTGCTTTGGAAGCGTCAATGTTTGCGTCCACGAGCTTACCTATCCTTGCTGTATTTTGCTCTAAAGTAACACCAAGCACCTTGGCGATTGCACCACTGTTAGCCGTGGCCACCGTGAATTTCTCTAAGTCTAACGCTGATTTAGAGAAGGATTCTGCCATCACGTTAGCGACTCTCTCTGATTCTGTGGCGGAAACATTAAATGAGTTTAACGTGCCAGCCAGAGTTTTTGCCGACTCCCCTAACTCGGAGTCAGCTACAGTCGCCAATTTACGAATGGCGTCAGTAGACTGTATTATTTTCTCAGGGGTGAGACCTAATTTTGAAAGCTCTAGTTCTAGTTCACTTATTTCCCCCGCAGTGAATTTAGATACCCTTCCAAGCTCCAACGCGTTGTTTCTTAAGGCTTCGAACTGCTCCTCTGTAGCCCCCGAAACCGCTTTGACTTTGGACATCCCTTTTTCAAAAGTGGCTAAAGAATTGACAGCTCTTGATATTCCAGAAATCACCGCGTATGAGCCGAAGTAGGCAGATAGAGTAGTAGACATCTGCTTGCCTATGCCCTGCATTTGACTTTTGTGAGATCGCATCAATTTGCGTGTCCTCGCCTGATCTGCTCGTAACTTAGTTACGTCTTCTCTTAGGCGTATGATCAAAGGGGTTTGTTTATCTGCCATTATTGAACTATTGATTTATCTATCTCCTTCTTCACCTCAATAATAAAATGATCCGCTACCAATTTAAGCGCCTGCGTCCCGTTGTGATCCTCGACAGTTTCGAATACGTTCCTTGGTGTTATACCTTTTACATCCCCTCTCCCAGACCTTCCTGGACTTTTGTAGTTTCCAAAAAACACAAGAAACGCATAGCCTCTGACGTCCCACCAACTGCGCCCCTTTCCTGGACTGACAGGGGCTTCGGTCTTTTTTACGGTTACATTTACCCCAGGGTACTTTCTGAATGTTTTTGAGTTTTTTACTACTACCGCTCTTTTAATCTGGCTGACGAATGGGAATCTATCCGAGTTGGGGATCATCGCCTTCACTTTAGATTTCAGGAAGTTGCCCCCTTTTCTTGCAGATCTTGCAAAAGCCCTTTTGTGCTGCTGCCCGTCGATTCTCTTTTGGAGGTTTGCTAAAGTCTTCATCACCTTACTGTCATCTATTTCTGTCATTTCTCTCGTTTTGTGACCCTAGCCATTTTTAACTCTTTCTTAATCACCTTATCCCAAGGCATTGCAATGTCGGAGTATTTAAACCCCTTTTTTGCACTGCCTATGACCGAATAGAATGATACCGCCCTTGCTATTTCTACTTGTGTGTCCCTCTCAATTTTCAAATGTTCGTCTCTACCTTCGCAAGCTTTTATCAAGTCAGACAGGGTATAGTCTTCGAAATGATTAGGCATCCAGCCTAGGCAACCAAGCGCCACCCCCTCGAGTCGTTCTATCCACGCGCAAAGTTCGCCTAGGCCTATACCTTTCCCTTTTTTGTGCTTTTCGGCTTAGGGAAAATAGCCGCTACCGTATGCTGTATATCCTCGATGCTAACCGTGTGTTCTATGAGCCTCTTTGACGGAGTAAAAAAATATGCAAAATGCCTCCTTACGAAACCTTTTCGCATGTTCGCGTCCCTTATCGCATGATAGATCAACGTTACTGCCGAGTCTATCCCTAAATCCTTCTCGTTTTCTTGCGCTGAAAAATATCTCTTTGCAGCCGCGGCGGATATAATTAGGGGGTATACCTTACCTGCTATTTCGATCTTTTCCATTGCTCTACGATTCTGTTCCATTTGATGGGTTTCCTGTACCTTGAAAGCTCACAGACGCGGTGACTACCCCGCTGTCAGGCGCTGATTCCGACACACTCGTAATTATGCATGACCCCTCTGCGTACACATCCCCAGTTACACCGCTAGTTCTTCTGACTGTCACTGGACTTTTAGCTCTTTGAGCAGTCCGTAACGCTGTCACACCTGTGGTGTCATCTTCCGCAAAAAGAACAGATGCAGACGCCGTAAAGCTTATGTCACCCGCTATGTACTCTTTAGCTCCGTTACCATCCTTTGTGGTGGCATCTTTTGTCTCAACCGTTTCCTCCCAACTATTTTCGGTTAAATGATCTATTTGAACCGTATCAAGCAGCAACACTATGTTGCCGCCATCCGCTACTCCCGTGCTTGGCATATCTTAATTATTTATCGTTAAAAATTTATTCTTTAATTGGTTCTTCAAATGTTTCCTCAATTGATCCTTCGAATGTTTCCTCAATTGATTCTTTCAAATACTCTTCGCTGCCCATTTCTACAGCTTTACCTTTTTTAACAATGGACAGCCCCCAATCCTTGGGGCATGCGACACATTGATCTTTCCTGTAATTCCCTTTCACACCTGCTGGGTTATCCCCAATGTACGATTCAGTAAATCTTATTCTCATCTTTTTCGTTTTAAAAGGTATTCCTGTTCTACAACTATTCTTTTCTTGTTCACTTCACCCTCTGGCGTTACTTCTTGGTTGTCAAATTTAATTGACGTTATCGTAACCCCATTGAATGTGCCTGATAGAGCGTCTATCTCAGCTCTGACAACGTTGGCAATTGTGCTGCTACCGCCTGTGCCTGCTCTCTTGTCTGAAATAGTGAAAATGCGTACATAGACATCATCGATACTTGAGGCTGCCCCTTTTGTATCGTATGCGACCGTGTCCGTTTCGTCAACCACAATGTGGGGAGTAGGCTCTTCTTGAGGCACTTCTAGTGAGTAGACAGAAGATGACCCGTTAGCTAAAAGGCTTGTTATTCCAGTGTTGTTCTGCAATATCCAAATGATTTCATCCATTATAGCTCTACGTTAAAGTTGTCTTTCCAAATGGTGTCTAGGACAAGCCAATTTCGAGACCCCTTGTAGTCTCTCACCTGCGTTATGCTAAACGTCATCCCGTCTACTATGAATATCTTATGCTTAGCGTCTAAAACCCTGTCTTCTCTTCTAATTTGCCATGACACTTCTTGCGTGGCCACGTCTTGGCGAACTTCTAACTCTTCTCCGCCCCCAGATCTTAGGGGGTTTAATTTCTTTGCGCGAACATTTTCGTATGTCGCTGTATATTCTAGGGATATCTCTCCTCCTACGTTTACTCCAGTGCCTGTAGCTATAGTGCCTATTCGGTCTAAGCGCGAAGGGTTCAAATGCTCTAGTGCCATGATTAGTCGTTAGCGTGGTAGTTAAAGTGAAGCCTGTGGCTGTCACTGAACATTTTAAATATCCTTGACGTGTCAGTAGCACCATTATCATAGGTGGATGCACACATTGCTAGTATGGCCTCTTTAGCCCACGCTGGTACGTTTTCTGCTGCGTCTCCGTATCCTGTTTTATATGTCACTGATATAACCCCTTTTCTATTTGCGAACACCGAAGGCCAACATTCTACAGGACTTAAAAAAGCTGAATCTCCCATATTTTCTAGGACATAATCTGTATCTTCTTCCAAAGTCTGCTCCTCCTCATCCTCGTCGAGGTATGTGAAGCTATCTATGCTCTGGATCAACCCTTTTGGTAAGGATATGTATTTTTTGCAAGGCCATTTGTCCAATCGAATGACCCACTGCTGGGTTATCAAGGATCTATCTGTATATTCTTCGGTATACTGCCGTGACGCTGCAATAATCCGCGCCAATTTTAGATCGTCAAAAGAAGATTCAATATAAATGTGACCTTTCAGCTCTTCTACGCTGACTGGCTCTACCTCAGGATCTTGTGTTCTTTGGCTTGTCATCTATATTGAATCTTATTTGGTAAATAAACCGCTTTCTCTACTTTTTTTTATTGACCACTGGGTTAGCAAAACCAGCTTCTATGGCCACCTGTGCATTACAGGGGCGTAGATCAACCACTTCGTCTTTTGGGTAGAACCTGCCTTTCTTCTCATCTCCTTTGGTCCCGTCAACCGAAGGGAAATCTTTTGTGAATTTAACTTTCATCTCTATTTATAATTTTAAAGTCTCTTAAAAACTAACCCATAGTTATGACTTTCACAGGGTTTGTCCCTGCGTTGATCATCTCTGAATCGGATCGTGTGAAAACAACAAATGCCGTCTGGTTAAAATCTGCATACCTCTCAGACAGTCTCAAAATAGAAGGCGTTCCCACGTCTCTGATTAAGAAATTGGAGAAGTCTCCAAAAGCTACCGCTTTTGCCGTTGTAGCCATTGCTGGTACATCGTCATTTATCTCATATTGATACCCATTTATGGTTGCTGGCGCACCTGACTTGACATCTCCCATTTGCCACAAGTAGTTACCATCGCCATCTTTCAGCTTCTTGATCGCTTTCAAAGTGGAATCTGCAAAAGTGAACTTTGCCCCTTTTCTATACGCCGACCCAACGGAATGCTCTAGCTCAATAAGCTCGTCGAAAGTTATCGCCGTAGCACTTGCTGCTGTCAACCCTGATACCGCCGCGGTTAGAAAGCCAGTAGGCTGCCCTGATCCTGTACCGTTCGTGAAATATTGGTTGTTAGACCTGCCTATTCTTGTTTGCAAAGCGCTCACTATATGGGCAGAAATGTCGAATTTAGAATCTTGCAAAAGTTGATTTGGTACTTTTATCATCTTAGATGTGAAAGTGAAAGCGTTCAATGGCACTGTTCCAAATTCGATATCTTGCTCTGGCGTTTGCGTATTTTCCGCAAGTAGATCACCTATATTCTCAGTATCGTTGGTGGTTGGGTAATCAATCTGCTCTCCTCCTGACGTGCGTATGACATTACTTATCGCTCTAGCACCTCCAAAATCTAATAAAGCCACCCATATTCTGTCCGCCATTAGAGTAGGGATAGTGAACCCTCCACTCGACCCCGTTTGAGTAGTTTGCGCTCTATTCTCCACACTGGCCATTCGTATGTGGCTTCTCTCCTCAACGTTGAGACTGCTCATGCCTCGTCTCAAATACTTTTCGAAGGACTTCTGCCTTTTTTCCACCTTGTCCTCTTTGCTTTCCACTTCGGCAGACCTCTCTTCGAGTGTCTCCCCTTCCAAGGAGTCCATTAGCGCTTGCCTCTCCTCCATTTTTTCAGCCACTTCTATTTCACTAGACTTAGCTTCAAACTCCGTGTCCAAAAGGTCAAATCTTTTCATCTCATCTTCCGACAAGCTTCTTTTTTCTCTGTCAGCGTTGGCTTGTATGTCCTTCATTTGGCTATATATGCCGCTCCTTTCTTCTTTTAATTCCTTGACTTTCATCGTTTTTCGTTTAATTTAATTTCATTCAATCTCAATTTTCTACTGCGGTGCTGCTTGTCTACTCTATCCGCTTCTTTTCCCTCTCTCATAGCTTCAAAGCTCCTCTTTGCAACAGTGGTGTCAGGGTTGGCTGGATATGTGACTGGTGATACGTCATATATGATATCTGCTTTAACTACCTGCCGTAAATCTGGCTCTCCGTCTCTCTCAACCCACCTCTGTTCCTTTATGGTAAAACCCCAAGATGATTGATCTACATCTCCCGTTCGCACTGCATCCTCTAAATCTTTGGCGTACTGCCTTTCAGGCGTTTTGTACTTGTACATTAGGTGTCCTTCGGGTGACAGGCTTACTTTGAGCGTGCCAGAATTAGTTCTAGCGAGAATTTTATTAGGGTTGTGGTTGAATAGACATCGTATGTCGCTGCCTAAAGCCTCGTCGAATGCCCCTTCAAGTATCTCCTCATTGTACCAGCCCATGTCGTAAGTCGTCCCTACCTTGGCTGCTATTCCTTCTATCTCACCCGAGCCTTCACCAGACTCTCTGAATTCCACAGGTCCACTAAAAAACCTCCTTTCTGCGCCCTCTATGGCCTCCAAATAATCTTTGTCCTTACTCATGTTACTCAACGTTATCGTTATCCGTATTATTTTTTATCCCTTGTAGCAGTTTTGCGTCGAGCCACTCGTCTACTCTGTCAGTCGGGATGTTTTGCATTTGCGTGTACCTTCTGTCTCCACCCTCTACTGGATTCATGTCTTCTAGTTTCAAAATGTCGTTGGCAGAGAAAGCACTGGTTTGGGACAAAGCTTTATATAAATCAGCTCTTGATTTTGAATCCGCTCTCATTAAGGCATTTAAATTGTGCTTCACGAAATATTTCCCTGATTTTTTTTGTTTGGGCGAAAACAGCTTCCTGTTTATCTCCTGCTCCCACTTCGTACACCAGCCTAAAATTGTGAACATAACGAACTCAGTCATTTGATGTTCTATGTTATTATAAGTAGACCTGCTTAGGTCGAATAGTAGATGGGGCGGTACGCCTGTCCATCGTGCTATTTCGGTGACCGAAAACTGGCGGCTTTCTAGTAATTGTGAATCTGATGGCGTGCTTGATATACTTTTTACATCCCAATCACCTCTTATTGAGGCTACTTTCCCTTGGTTCTTACCTCCATTCGCCTCCTGCCAGTTATCCCTGCTTGTCTTCAAATCTTCCGCGCTAATGTCACCTTTTGCGACAAGTACTACTCTTGACGATGCGTCATTTTTAATGTACCTCGATGCGTATTTTTGATAAGCTAGGCCTAGGCCTAGAGATTCAGCCATCAATTGTATCTTAGGTTTTCCGACGATTCCGTCAAAACCGAAACCAGGAATGTGCAGCATGTCCTCGTATTTTATCGGGTTTTTTAGGTCTGTGGACTTGTAAACCACTCTGTTTCCACTCCTTGTGGGGGTTACACCTTCTACTTCTGGCCAGAGCGCTGTGATCCTTCCAGATGCGTTGGACTCTATCCTTGAATACGAGTTGCCTGCCGTGTTTAACTGACCTTGGCCTAGTTCTTTCCATGAAAAAGCGGACATCAAAGGGTTTGACTCCCTTTTCAATATATCGTTTAAATCATGGTCTATTTTCTTGTTAGATCCGTCTTTTTGCTTCTCGAAAACTGATATAGGTAGCGATGCCAAAGTGTGGTTGAGGACTTCATTGGCTCTGTGGTATGCTGATATAGTCAGTGCTGATTCTCTGCTTGCGTGCGTTCCGCTCTCTTGCTCTTGTATCCCGAACAGTTCCATCGCTGCTGAGGAGCTTATCGGTGTATTAGGGTTATTCAGGCTACGGTAGTTGCCATTGTAAACCACCGCCCTGAATATCTTTTGAAAAAACGCCTCCTTTTTGTACATACTCAATTACAATTATGGACTGCAACTATGAACTGCAAGTATAGACAGGCTTTGGCTATGGTGTGTTAAACTTAGTTTAATTTCTTGTTTTTTATCATTTTCCCTTGCCTGACTTTGAAAGATATGTATGATGAGTAGGGAGCTTCAAACCCGTAATTTTCCCTCCACTGCTTCACTACAGCCTCATATCTAAGCTTGTCATTAGCTATCTTAGTCCTGTAGTACATCTCTAGAAACTTATCTCCTGCCTTTACCATACCTCTATGAAACTTTGTGTTTTTGGAGGTGCAAGCCCCAGCCTTAAATACTCGCAAACCGCCGTGCAAAGTGCCGAAACACCATCTATTCGACCGTTGGATTTCCCTTTTGAAGGGTATTTGTGACCTGATAGGCCCCCCTCTTTGGCTACCATGTCTTTGTAGTGTAATGTAGTGTTGGCAAAGCACATCTCTAGGACTGGGTTTCCGAACATTTCTAATTTGCTGTTTGCCGCCCACATTTCTACCTCCCCCGTAGCAGCGGTCAAGTTGAACCCTTGGGAAACAGGCAATAGCCCTTGGTAATCTCCGTTTGGCTCAATGAGTCCCTCGGAATTTAGATACGAGGCTACCCCTGTCGTTAGGTATTTCGGGTCTGCACCAAAAACCATAGTGTCGTGCTTTCTAGTCTCTTCAATTATGTCTCTGGCTATCCTGTCATATTCTACTGTGTTGCCATCAAACACTTTTATCCACCCGCCATCGACGTATTTTTGGTAGTCTACCCCGTCATTTTTAGCGCTCTCTATCTTATGCTTAGGTATCCAAAACATAGCTTTTACAGCGTGGACGCTCACTTTTTCACAGACGAGCGTTTGGTTTCCATCCTTGTTTATTCGAGGGGCTTGCATCTCAATCTCCTTGAAGTCTGGAAAAAATTGCACGTACGAATTCAAATCCATCCCCGCAGATAAATCCAGTCCTGAAAAACATCTTTTTCCTATCAACTCGCTATATTCTGACCCGTGATTGTTTCTTTTTATCGTGTCGGAAGGTATCCAAACATGCGCTGCATCTACCCAAAGCCCTGCGTTTTTTATTTTAATGTTTACCGCCGTAGCTCCCCCTTCCAAGTTGGCCTTCTTTATTCTTTTTTTAAGATAAGGCAATAGCGTGCTAGAATAGGGAATCATTGGGTTAGATTTCTCCAGCAGCCTCGCAAGCCCTGTGGGGCTGTCTAGTTTTATATCGTTAGCTATCTGCTGGTACTCTTCTTCTGAATCTAATTCAAATATGAGGGATAGGTGATGGTCGTCTTCTACCACACCGTTGAGTATATCTACGCTTTTCTTTCTGGCATTTGCGTAACATGGTCCCGTCTTGTTGTGTCCAGGGGACGTTATTATGACAGTCAAAGGTTCTGCTCTTTGCCCTTGTCCAGATTCTATCGTCTCCAAAAGATCAGAAGAATTTGCCTCGTGGAATTCATCGATTATTCCCACGGAGGCGTTCCCCCCATCCCCTGGGTCTTTGGGCATGGCTTGTATCTCCGCAAACCTTGACTCGTCTTCGTACACTATTCTGTTGTATAATTTTTTATATGCAAATAAGCTTATTGGTTTATCTTCTGACGCTATGCCTTTTTTTAAGTTGACCAGCTCCTTTAGTTCTGGGGAGGCCATTATTATCTTACCCGTCATGTTGGTGCAAATCATTGCCTGATCACGCGTGTTCGCACCCTGCATTATGAAGGGGGAGTCATCATTACCTAGTAATGTCTCGCACAGTGAAAGCCCAGCCGCGTAAAAAGTTTTAAAAGATTTCCTTGCAAATTGAAGGTATGCGTTGTTTATCCGCCTCAAACCTGTGTCTGCCATCTTCCACCCATAGATTTGCTGAATCCAAAAAGCGTGGGGCGGTTGTAAAGGCTCTGTCCTTTTTAACTCAGGCACTACTAAAATGTTCTCGAAAAAAGAAGTTACGCGCTCCACCTCGTTTAAATCTAAATAGAATTTAGGGTTTTCTAAGTCGGACATAAAGCGTTCGCAAGCTTTTACCACCAGTTTACACGCGATAGTGTCTCCTGATAGCACGCCCTGTGCATACTTAAAAGCTTTTATGTCCTCAACTCTCATCTAGGCCTCTGTAGGGGTGTCAGGAAACTCGACTGGCATCAAGGCCGAAGCTTTTACTATTGCATGTGCCTTTCTGAGGTCTACGATGTCCACGTAGTCAAGACCTTTTACCTCACTCAAGTCTATTAGTGTGTTTATACTTTTATTTAACAGCCTCGATACTGCGTTATGTCTATCTCCAATACCTTTTGCATGCGAATCGACCACTGTTTCTCTCATTCTGTGAAGAAGTTCGACAGCTATGTACTTTTCTTTTCCGATAGTTTTATACATATTTTCCGCAAAGAAGTCTAACACTTTTGCATTCTCTGCCTGTATGGCTTTGACTGCTTTATCTACTTTGGGGCTACCCCCCAAATTGCTTGAGGTAGCTTTGTATATCCCCCTTCTTGTTTCTCTGTTCATGATTGCTTGACGTTTATGTTTTCTAAGATGCTTTTTTCATTAAGCTAGAAAGCCCTTTGGGTTTTTCTTTTTCCTTCTCTTCGGGTTTTATATCAAACTGTCTAAAACACGAAAGTATTACTTTCTGCGCCTCTGCTTTCATCTTGTAGCAAGGGTGAGGAATCAACGCACCGTGAGCTTTTATAACTCCGTAAGGTGTATCATTCAAAAGGTATTCGGTATCCAACGCGGTTTTAGACTCCTCTATTATTTTAAGGTTGTCTTTTATTATCGCTACTAAACTTAGTTGAGCTGGCGTGCTAAATTTATGGTGCTTTATAAAATCTTCCGCGATCTCCTCTACTCCCATATTCCTAAAATTTAAATTTATGTTTTTCCTTGTGAAAATAAGTGTCCCCCACTTTGAAAAAAAATTGAAGCGTAAAAAAGTCGAC